CTACTATCTGTGCTACTCCTTCACAATCTTTGCAATCGGGTAGATACCAATAGCGGGTGATATCTTCGGTAATACTTATGAGTTGGGTTTGCCCAGCTGCAAATTTAAAACTTACCTGTGGCAATAAATGCAATCCTTTATTTTTTGCATCTTGAAATTCCTCTTCTGATGTAATTGATGTGCCGGAAGATGTCGGTATATTAGGAATCACATCATCTGTATTTTTATCTTCGTTTATCGCGTTCCCTCTTCCTGTAAGGATGTACTCCGAATTTATTTTGTTACAATTCATGCAAACAGCAGACAATATATCTGATGGAAGGGATTTTTCTTTCCCGGTATTAGTCTTTCCTCCTTTCATCTGCGAAATTTTAGATTGAGCAGATTTCACTCCATACTTTGTTTCTATTTCATAAGGGGTTATACCAGCTTTTTCTATTGCTTCAAAAAATCTATCAATCATTCCCATAAATTATATCTTTTAATTTGATGCTTTATAAATATAAAGTATATTTGTATCGGAATCAAGTTGCGGATGATTTCGACTAAATTGTTTAACTGTTCCCATTAAGGGACTATATAGGCGACTTAACTTCAAACCGCAACTTTGGAGTTGGTCGCTTTACTTTTATAGTTATGGTAATAATCAATCCTTTTCTATTTGAATCAATGAGAATGCAAATAGAAGAGTCATCTCATACGCCAAACAAAACAATCTGTAAGGATCCATTTAAAGAATCAAACAGGCTTATTGATAATGCAAAAGAATCATACTTCAAGATCTTGAAGGAAGAGAAGCGCGCTATCAGAGAAAGTGCCAATCCTTCCGAGTTTAATCTTTAGTTTCCTTGTGAATGCATCGTCAAACAGTGTATATCCATATCGTGTTTTAAGTTCTTTCAACTGATTAATAACATAATCTATATCTTCCTTATCTTTAGTCTTTTCAGTGGTCTCAAGCATCATGTAAATAGATTGCCTTATATCTGCTATATTTTTTAATTTCATAGCCATGTGTAGCAGGCGTATCTCTATATACATCATAGTTTTTGCTGTATGAATTACATGATGGTCACTTATGTCCTGTAATTTTTCTTCTATTTCATTTTTAAGGTCGTTTTTTAACCCAAAAATGTTATATCCAACCATTACGGCTAATGCTCCTACAACGAAAGAAAGAAAAGCAATCATAGAATCGAATAGAGTCCATGTTACAGGCTCGTATTTGCATAGCCATAGCAATATTGCAATGACACTTAATCCAAGTGCTATCCACGCTATCCAATTTCTATTTCTGTCTTCTTTCTTCATATTATAATAAGGTATAACCTGCTTTTATAGTTAAATAATGTTGTTATACTTTATAATTGTAAAGTAATTCTTTGTTGCTTTACAATTATAAAGTATATTTGCATTATCAAATTAAACTGATACAAAGAAACGAAGATTAATTCAGATTTCAAATAGTATAAACATATTAAAATACACGATTATGAGAACAAGAGAATTTTTACACGAAGTAATGAGCCTTGCTTGGCAGTTCGTTAAGCGTAATGGCTACACCATGAGCGAAGCAATGAAGGTGGCTTGGGCTAATTTGAAACTGAAAGGTGAGATGAAGAAGAAGATAGTGAAGTTCTACTTCAAAAAAGTGGACGGTTCTGTTCGTGAGGCATACGGTACACTAAATGAAAAGCTGATGCCTGCCATCACTGGTACTGACAACAGAAAAAAGAATGATACCGTCCAGACTTACTATGATACTGAACGCCAAGAATTCAGATGCTTCAAAAAAGCTAATCTGATGTCAATCGCATAAAAGATATGGATATGAATGCTTACACGATTAACCAGCAGTTGGATAGCCTTTATAAAGATTTAGAGGCTGCCCATAACAACGATGAAAGGACTGTTTGCCTGATGTTCAATGCTGATAGCAAAAAAGAAGCTATCCAGTTGATAACGGATGAGATAGACAGTTTGGAAGATGCCTTAAAAGGTTTTGAAACTTGTGAAGATGATGGCATGGATTACGATGCTCTATGCCGGGTACAAGGTATCAGCCGATACGCATAATACACGATTATGCAATGCACGACAGCCCTACGGACGGATTGAACGGCAACCGATAGCGAGAATCGGGTAGGGTACTATTGATTAGTTCTTTGAAATTCTGTAAAAGCAATTACGGTGTAATTCATAAGCCGTTTTTGCCAACCAAAGATAACGAACGCACATAAGCAAGTTGGGGCTTGCGAGCTGTGCAATGTTTAACAATTAATAGATGTGTAACCATAGTCTTTGAGGTGTAAGTAATGACGGATTAGGCGGCCGACACGCACATCGACAATATAGCCCTATTGACAGCTAAAGACTGACATCCGATAGCGAGAATCGGGTAGGGTACACAACCGCAGCAAAGGTTAGTGCTACTATCGTACTAAAAGCCACGGGCAAAGCGAAGTGCGCACCGCTTTACCTCATCCTTGTACGGGCGGTAAAATTTAAAATCACACGATTATGGGAAAAAGTATGTATAAATCACGTATGCCATATATAGGTATGCCGGTTAAGTGTAAACATCCCGGATGGGAAAGCAAGATTGGGGCGATTTGCGCCATCAATGGGGATAAAGTAATGGTAGAGTTCGGAAAGCACGATTTTGTAGAATTCTATAGTGATGAACTGGTTGCAATGACGATGTTATGAAGATAATTATGTTCTCTTTTTCGTTGCTTGTACTGCTTTGTATGACAATGATATTATGTAATTCCATAATAAAGGATGGCCCTTTGTACATGACGGGAATCGTGTTGACATCTGCAATGTTTATTTTGTCTGTTATACTTGCAGTGATAACCGGCATGGAGTTACATGAAAAGTGTTAGTATAAACTGTTTTGTCGTGTTTTATTTTGTGTTTGTACTGGGTGTGCCGTCTGTGAAGATAGCGCACCTTTCTTATTGGGGCGTTCGGTGTAATGGTTAACACACCTCATTGGAGGAGACTGGCGGTTCGAGTCCGTCAACGCCCACCAATCATTCTAATATAACATTTATGGAAAAGGTAGAAAGTAAAGAGAAAATGAGAAACATGAAGAGAGGAGCCACGATAGAGCTGCCTATATCTTCACTTGAGACAATCCGCAACAACGTATCACTTCTAAATGCCAAGCATCTTCTTGAGGGTAAAAAATGGGCTTCAAAGTCTTATCCGAAAAAAGGTATTGTCGTTGTAAAAAGGGAGTCATAGTCATCTAACTCACACGATTATGGAACGGGTATTCACAGAACTCACCCCTGAATGCGAGATTACAGCACGGATGTATGCACAAGGGTATGAGAAAAAGGAAATCGCCAATTTCAAATGCCGGGCGGTTAGCACGATTAATAACCAATTGCAAAAGGCTTTTGAAATATTGCATGTACGGAATGGGAGAGAATTTGCAACAATGCTTTATGAACGGATAGCCGGTGTGAGGCTCACGATGGATTTTTCGCCTATAGTCCGTGTGTCCGTCGCATGTTGCTTACTGTGTATATTTTCTTTGTCACTTTACCACGAACAAGGTGATATGAGAAGGTTACGAAGATTTAGAATTGAACATATAGAAAGGGTAAGAGAATGAACATGGAGGATATTTTAAATAGTGGTGCCAATGTTACTTTGACAATAAAGTCCACTGATTTGAAAGAGTTCGCAGAACATCTTGTAAAAAAGACTGTGAGAAGTATTAGAGACTCTTTCATCAGACCGGAAGAGGACTACTTGACCATTAAAGAGGCAAGTCAGATTCTACATACCGATAAGTCAACCTTATGGAGATGGCATAAAATTGGATATTTGTGCAGGTTGGAAATAGGAGGTAAGAGATTGTACCGAAAAAGTGATGTAGATGCTATTCTACAGAAAGAGAATAATTAACCCTTTAAATTTTACGATTATGAGTCTTATCAAAAAATCAAATGAATTAGTAATCCCTACCACAGTGAAAATGATGATTTACGGCCAGGCTGGTATGGGAAAATCAACAGTGGCATTGAGCGCACCGAAACCGTTATTATTGGATTTCGATAATGGCGTTAAGCGTATGAATATGGCGCATTTGGAAAACATAGATACCGTACAGGTCACTTCATGGAGTGATGTTCAACAGGTCTTGCAGGAGGATTTGTCTGCTTATCAGACCATTGTAGTTGATACTATCGGTAAGATGATGGATTTCATCATTACTTATAAATGTGGCAGCCGCCAACCGTCTATCAGGGATTGGAGTGGTATCAATGCGGAGTTTTCATGGATGACACGAACACTTTCGGGGCTTAACAAGCACATCATTTTCGTTGCCCATCGCGACACACGGAAAGAAGGTGATGATACCGTGTTTATCCCTGCCTTGCGTGAAAAGTCCTACAACTCCATCGTTACCGAACTGGATTTGCTCGGCTATCTTGAAATGAAAAGCGAAAGAGGTGTTCAAAGACGCACTATAACTTTTGACCCGACTTCAAGAAATGACGGTAAGAATACATGCAATCTTCCTTCAGTGATGGAAGTTCCTACCATCCTTGACAAGAATGGTAATCCAACCGCAAAGAACGACTTTATCACCGCCAAGATAATCAATTCGTATTTGGGTATGCTTGCTGCCAAGAAGGAAGCGCAGGAAAAGTATGACAAGGTGATAGAAGAAATAAAAGAAAGCATTGAATTTATCACCGATGCCAACTCCGCTAATGAGTTCGCTTCACATATCAATGAGTTTGAACACGTTGGTAGTTCTTTGATGATGGCGAGAAATTTGTTTGCTGCAAAGGTAAAGGCTTTGGGACTGGTATTCAATAAGGAAACTAAAATCTACTCAGATGCAGCCTAACTATCGTATATATGCAACATTGTTGGATTCTTACTTCAATTACCTTAATAGCGATGTCATATATGAGCGTTATTATGGGTGGAGTGAGAATCCACCATATACGGAAGAAGAGTTTCGGCAGAAGCAGTTTCAAGAACTGATAGACCGGATTAACCGCAGGCCATTCGACAGCGAAGCGGCAGACAAGGGAACAGCCTTTAATGAGGTTATTGACTGTATGGTTGAAAATCGGAAATCTGAAACTGTGCAGGTTGAAAAGATATATAAGGTAATACGCGAAGGAGCTTGTGACGAAACAGGTAAACCTTTGTATTACGATGAGGTTCAGACCAACGAGGTTATAGGTTTGAGAGTTACCTATAATAATCGTGTTTTTACTTTCCCAATCTCACTTTGCCGAGAGTTCGCCGGTTACTTCAAAGGAGCATTGACCCAACAATGGGTAGAAGCGATTCTTTCAACCGCATACGGCAATGTTTTGGTTTGTGGGGTAATTGACGAGCTGATGCCTACCAGTGTTCACGACATCAAAACAACCGGTAGTTATACCGTGGGAAAGTTCAAAGATCACCACCAGCATTTAGTATATCCATACGCTTTAATGCAGAACGGCTCAGATGTGAGGACTTTCGAGTACAACATCGTAGAGTTCAATAAAGGCGGTTATGTGGTAGATACCTATACAGAAACATACGTTTTCAATCCTGAACGTGATATACCTATCCTCACTAACCATTGTGAGGAATTTATCCGGTTCCTGGAGGAAAACAGGGAATTAATTACCGATCGTAAAATATTTGGAGGAGAAAATTAATGGCAAACCAAATAACCGGACGGATAATCGAAATCGGACAAACCGTTCAAATACCATCCAAAAACGGTGGTTCCTCATTTACAAAACGGGAGTTTATTTTAGATGCTACCACTTACGACCCTTATACGGGAGAGCGTAGCGAGTATGAGAACATTATTCCCTTAGAGTTTTCGGGTGACAAGTGTACAGAACTTGACCGCTTTAATCAGGGTGATGTTGTTACTGTATCATTTGTCTTACAAGGGCGTTCTTGGACGAATCAAGACGGAGAATTCAAACGTATGGTATCCATTCGATGCTATAAAATAGAAGCGCGTGGCGGTGTATCGCAATCCCCACAAGCTACACTGGCACAGCAACCAGTCCAACAGCCAGCGCCACAGTCGACCTATCAGCAACAGCCGCAGAATTTCCCACCTCCGGTTGATGCTAATGGCAATGTAAAGGACGATTTGCCTTTTTAGCGTATGCTGTTCGACTTGAAGAATGAATATCAAATACCCAAGTTCAAGGAGTATGTAAACAAGCTGTTTAGTGAACGTGCGGTGGTGGAAGTGAAAAAGAAACTACCTAACCGCACGCTTGCCCAAAACAGCTACTTGCATCTTCTTTTAGGGTATTTCGGTAGTGAATACGGTTGCAGCCTCGATGAAGCCAAGATTGACTTCTATAAGAGGACTTGCAACCGTGATTTGTTTGAACGTAAGACGGTCAACAAGAAAGGCAATGAAGTAACCTATTTGCGCAGTTCTGCCGAGCTGACAACAGGTGAAATGACTTTGAGTATTGACCGTTTCCGTAATTGGAGTGCATCAGTGGCAGGTATCTATCTGCCGGCTGCAAATGAACATCAAATGCTGATATACGCCCAGCAGGAAATACAAAGAAATCAAGAATTTATTTAGTTATGACAAGAAAAGAAAAAATCAAAGGTCTGGAACAGATGCTTTCAGAACTAAAAAGTAAAATGAATGAGCTGGAATCTGAAATCAAAATAGAAAAGGTGCATGATTTCTATGAAAGCAATAATCTCAAAGAAGGGCAACATTTTATGTATAATGGTAAAGAATGTGTAGGTGTTGAGTACGGCGATTTTGGCTACATGAAGACACGACATATTACCAAGAATGGTGAAATATCTAAAATGCCGACAATTATTTATGATAGTGAAACTATTAAATCTATATAATTATGGACAAATTTTTAGGTCAAGAAATCCCCGAAAAGGATAGATGGCAGTTCTTACAGGACAATGCCGATGCAGTGGAAGAGATTGGCTATACACATCGGTTTACACCGGATGAATTAGCACAAAAGAAAGAATCTCTTGCTGAAACCTCAATTCAAATTAATGATATTGAGATAGAGAAAAAAGAAGCCTTGGAGGCATTTAAGGCAGAGTTAAAGCCTTTGAATGAAAGGAAACAGGAACTTCTTGAAAACATAAAGAAAGGCTCTCAATATGTTGAAAATGAAGAGTGTGTGAAAATTCTCTATCATGAGGAAAAAATGGCAGGGTATTACAACAAGCTTGGTGAGTTGGTTTATTCCCGTCCTATAATGCCGCAGGAAATGCAAAGAACTATTTTTAATATTAATCGTAAAACAGGAACAGAATCATGAGCGAAAACAAATTAAATGTGATTGTACCGAAAGATTATAACGGTGCACCTATTGAAGTAGTATTGAGAGAGGGTGAGGCACCAGAACTTTTGGAGATAAAAGAACCTGAAAGGGTTGTGATAAGTGGGACTATCGACACTCCTTTCAGATGGCTGGAAAAGCGCATTGAATTAATCAACCAGAAAGCGTCGAACATCATTGTAAACCGTGATGTGATGGGGATAGCATTGACGGTTGACGAAACGAACTATTACCAATCGGACATCAGAGGTGAACTGAAAACCTCCAAAGAAATGATGGAGTTCGGTATCAACACCGAAAAGAAATGGGAACCTATTAAGTTGTCCAAGTTCTTAAAGATGCACCGTGCTTTCTTTACCGATAAATCGCAAAATATGATGCTTGTTTCTACTTTAAAGAACTTCAAGGCAAAAGTAAACCAAGACATCGAACGCAGTAAGGAGGAAAATGGCAGTAAGGTGGATAACTACTCGCAAGTGGTTGATTCTAATTTGCCGAAATCGTTCAAACTGAATATCCCTCTTTTCAAAGGCTTTGCCAATGAAGAGATAGAAGTCGAGATTTACGCAGATGTGGACGGTCGGGATGTATCTCTTTCTCTTGTGTCTGCCGGTGCAAATGAAGCCATTGAGGAATATAAGAACAAGGTGATTGATGAACAACTGGATGCCATCAGGCAGATTGCACCGGACATCGTAATCATCGAAGTATAACTTTGTTAACCTGCCTGCTCGGTCTGTAAAGATGGGGCAGGCAAACATGGGGATGCGCAGTGGAGTGCTTTTGACTTTCGAAAGGTGCACATGGTAGAAAGTACGGTACGTGAGATATAAGGAGTAATTAACCTTAGAAGTAGCGCAAAAGGATATAGTCCTTAATTGGGTGTTCGAATCGCCCCATCTCCACATAAATGTGAGCCACACATAAATGGCATGGGTTTTAAATAATGGTTGTGCCCCGAAGAATACGCTTCGGGGCTTTTAATTAGTAGAATATGAAAAGAGAAGAAGAAATACAAAGAGCAGCAGAGGAAGCAAGAGCCGCAAGTGCAGAAACGCTAACCACTCATGGCACACATTCTCATCTTGACGATATTCCTTTTATAGATTTATCCTATGATGAAATTGCAGAATCAGCCTTTGTTAAAGGCGCAGAATGGGCGGACGAACATCCTCAAAAAGCTGATGGGTGTGATTTTTGCAATGAACTTGCTGGTATTAATCATAAATCAGATGAGTGCTATCTTAGCTATAACGATGACATACTAACTATTGACGTTGATATACCATTAAGTTGGGGGAGTGCAACTAATTCATATATTTTTAATATAAACTATTGCCCTTTTTGTGGCAGAAAACTGAAATAATATAATGCCATACTACATAAAACGAACTAAAGCTAGAAAGAAAGACAAGCCTTTGCCTCTGTTTGATAAAGCAGGGATAACAGTAAAGAAGAAGCCGGATTTGAAAGCTAAACTCGACAAGGAGTTTTCCCTTTTCATCCGGCTTCGTGATTGTATGCCAAACGGTTTCTTCCGATGTATATCATGTGGACAGATAAAGCCGTTCGGGCAAGCCGACTGTGGTCACTATTTCAGCCGCACGCATCTGGCTACCCGATTTGATGAGAACAATTGCCATGCCGAATGCCGTGCGTGCAACCGTTTCCGTGCCGACCACCTTGAAGGCTATCGGGTGAATCTGATAGCTAAAATCGGGCAACAGAAATTTGACTTGCTGAAAGTGAAAGCTGCTGGTACTTCTAAGATGTCAGATTTTGAGTACGAGCAACTAATTAAGTATTACAAAGCACTCAATAAGAAGTTACGAAAGGAGAAAGGTTTATGAGTTATGTATTACGAGATTACCAACAGAAAGCCTCTGATGCTGCCGTTTCTTTCTTCAATAACAAGGCGAAGAAAACAAATGCTATTATGGTGTTACCTACGGGCAGCGGAAAGTCGCTTATCATAGCGGATATAGCTGCAAGGCTTGACGGTCATACCTTGGTGTTCCAGCCCTCGAAGGAAATACTCGAACAGAATTTCAAGAAACTCTGTTCATACGGTATTCTTGATTGCAGTATCTATTCAGCATCCTTTAACTCAAAGGAGATAAGCCGGATAACATTTGCCACCATCGGCAGTGTAAAGAATCATCCCGAACTGTTTACCCACTTCAAGAACATCATTGTGGATGAATGTCATCTTGTAAACCCCAAAGAGGGAATGTACAAGGATTTTTTTGATGCAGTGAAGTGTAAGGTTCTTGGACTGACAGCTACACCGTATCGTTTAAGTTCCAGCCGTGACTTTGGTTCTATGCTGAAATTTATCACCCGGACAAAGCCTCATGTCTTTTCAGAGGTCATTTATCATGTACAGATATCAACCTTATTAGATATGGGCTACTTGGCGAAGTTGGATTACTATTCAATGAATCCTTCAGGGTGGAATGAACTTAACTTGAAAGTAAATACTACTGGTGCCGACTATACGGATAGGTCAGTTCAAAAAGAATATGAACGGATAGACTTCTACGGTTATCTCGTTCATATCGTCCAAAGGCTGATGAATCCCAAAGCCGGAGGAAAACGGAAAGGTATTTTGGTATTTACCCGTTTTCTGAAAGAAGCGGAGCAGCTTACCTGGTCTATACCCGGAGCCGCAATCGTTTCGGGTGACACCCCAAAAGGTGAGCGCGAAAGGATACTTGAAGCGTTCAAGGCTGGTGAAATTCCGGTAGTGGCGAATGTCGGGGTGTTAACCACCGGCTTTGACTATCCGGAACTTGATACGGTCGTTATGGCACGTCCTACAATGTCACTTGCCATGTGGTATCAGATAGTCGGTCGTGCCATCCGTCCGCATCCTTCCAAAGAATGTGGCTGGATTGTGGATTTATGCGGTAATATCAAACGTTTCGGTGAGGTAGCAAACCTGCGCTTACACGACAGTGGTAACGGTAAATGGGCGGTCTATTCTAATGGCAGACAATTAACCAACGTAAGATTTTAAATTATGGTAAAGAAAAATGAAAAGCAGGTAATCCGACCGGATACATGTGCAAAGTGTAAGAGAGGAAGATTCATTTCTGTCTCTAAGGATAATCCCAGAGTGGTTTATTGTAATCTTTTTAATAAACATTTTGTTGCGGATAGTAAAAGAAACTGTATTCATGCGTATTAATATCAAAACAATATGGCTGGTAGACCTACCAAACAAGGGATAGATTATTTCCCTATGGATGTCGGTTTCTTTTCAGATGTTAAGATAAGGAAGATTTCGAGAGCATGCGGTTCCCAGTCTGCTTCTATACTTATTTGCCTGCTGTGTAATATCTACAAAGATGAAGGGTATTACATTGTGTGGGATGAAGATTTGCCTTTTGTTATTGCTGACATAGTTGGGGTTTCCGAGGGCGCAGTAAAGGAAGTACTGATAAAAGCATTACAAGTCGGCTTTTTCGACAACACACTTTATGAGAAATATCATGTTCTAACCTCTTTTGGAATACAGAAACGATTTCTCCTTGCTACTTATAAACGAAAAGAAACAGAGCTAATTCCCGAATATATGATTAATGATGTCAATAATTCAATTAATGACGGAATTAATTCAATTAATGATGTCAATAATGAACAAAGTAAAGTAAAAGTAAAGAGAAAGAAAAGTATATCCCCCTCACCCCCTTTAAAAGGGGGAGGTAGGAAGAAAAGTGAACCTAAGGAAATTAATTCTAAAGCCCGCTTTCTTTTTGAGGAGTATTTCAGAAAGACTTTTTCTAATAGCTATTACTGGACTGCAAAAGATGCAGGTGCCATGTCTCAGTTATTGAATAAACTCAAATTTCAAAGGGAACAGAAACAGATGGATGTTTCGGATAATTCTTTGTTGTACGCCCTTCAGTATCTTCTTTCCTCAATTAAAGAGGGATGGATATTTGATAACTTCAGCGTAACTAATATCAATTCTAAGTTTAATGAAATTATATCTCAAGCGAGAAATGGAAGCAATCGGAAACCTGATACAAAACCAGACGAAAGTTCTGCCGGTATCAAATCAATTGTCTTCGGCAAACAGAGCTAACCATAAGCAATGGAGCAGGGAGCAGGCTGACATGTATTGGCGCAACCAACTCGTAGTTTCCATGAAATCCGTTTCCCCGGCCTTTACAGTTGATGACAGCAACCGCCAACTGCTGAAAGCCCTTTATCAATGGATATGGGGAATGCCGGGAATGCTTGATTTGGATAAAGGCTTGTTATTACATGGCCCTATCGGAGTTGGCAAGTCCACTTTGTTGAAAGGATTACAGAACTATGCAGCAAAAATTGCCCGTTATTGTATTGGCGGTGCGGATGCCGGATTGACCTTTCAGTTCACCAGTGCTGCCGAGATTGCCTTGCTGTTTGCCGAGAAAGGAATTGTCGGGTTAAACCAATACACAGACAGGTCATGTATGCACAATCTTGCCATTGACGAGGTGGGTCGGGAACCTATGGATGCCAAACACTTTGGTACGGGCATCAATGCCATTCAGACCGTCTTGCAACTGCGCTATGAGCAGAGATATTGTTTCTACACCCACATGACTACCAATCTGGACCCGGACAAGGAGTTTTCTCAACGGTATGGGGATTATATTGCCGACCGGGTGAAAGAGATGTTCAATGTAATTAAAATTGAAGGTGAAAGCCGAAGATAATGGCAAAGAAAAAAGATATACCACCTGCACCCGTCCGCTGCCGCCAATGCTCATACTCCAGAGATTTCGTAGATAACTCTTGTTTATGCAAGGCCAAGGACCATAGGGTGTGCGCGTGTGACCGGTACGGGAGGATATGTGACAAATTCAAGAAGAAATAATTTTATGGACATAGAAATTGAGAAGAAAATCGAATTATTGGAGTAGCAGCGTGACAACGCACTGCGCCTCCGATGCCCGTTGGTGGCAGAGAAGTACCAGCGAATGATTGATGAACTTGCAAGAAAAAGCAGAAACAATGAAAACAAAGAATTGAATCATGCCGATAAGTGAAGTGTACAATATGGATTGTATGGAATACATGAAGGATATTCCTGACAAGTTCTTTGATTTAGCTATAGTAGATCCTCCTTATGGAATAAATGCACCCAATATGACGATGGGAACCAACTTGAACCGTAAACATGGTGGCTACAATGGCGAAAGCGTTGCGCAACGGCTGAAAAAGGGAAGATTAAATCAAGGAGCGGGCAAGCTGAAGGATCGGGCTTTGAATACCATGCGATGCGATTGGGATTTTTCCCCACCTTCCGAAAAGTATTTTGACGAGCTGTTCAGAGTCAGTCGTAATCAAGTGATATGGGGAGGCAATTACTTCCCTCTTCCACCTACACGGGGAATATTGTGTTGGGACAAGATGCAACCGTGGGAGAATTTTTCGCAGTTCGAACTTGCATGGACTTCATTTGATTGTCCTGCAGCTATCATCCATCTATCCAATACCGGAGGAGCAAACAAGGAAGCCAAGATTCACCCCACACAGAAGCCGATAGCGCTTTATCATTGGGCCTTTAAGAAGTTTGTAAAGCCAGGAGATAAGATACTTGACACCCACTTGGGAAGCGGAAGCTCCCGCATAGTAGCTTATAAGATGGGCATTGATTTCTATGCTACGGAGATCGACAAGGAGTATTTCGAATCGCAGGAAAAGCGATTTCTTAGAGAATGCTTTGGCGAAATAAAAACAGAGAAAGGAACATTAGTACAAACAAATCTATTTTGAAATATAATGACTACCGATACGGCAACCAGGATAATCAGCAAGCATGAGAGCCTTGTAGTCCTATGCACTTACAACATACTATTCACAAATGACATTTGTTGCTGGCAGATAATCGAATGCCTGCAAGCGATGAAGCGTACCCCCTATTACAAGCATACATTCAAGAAGTTCCTGAATGACGCTGAAAAGGCAAGAAGGGCTTACGAGAAGACAATAAACAGCGTTATAGGTGCTGACAGAGGCGATTTTTTCGCAGATTGCAATGACAGGTATTTGGAAGAGGTTAACAAGCACGTTGAAATGCTCTACTGGCAGTTCAAGCAGGTTCTTGACAATATGGGGGGGGTGGAATATTCCTCAGAACTTGCGAGGTTTGAGCTGGCAAGAACGCTTTGCGAATATGCCTGCTTGCAATTCGATGAACGTATTGCGGCACTCAAAAAGAAAGATGCTGGATTCAAAGGATTCACATTGGAATATCTAAGGCTGACGAATGTATCAAGGCTGATGGATATGGCTTCGGAATGCCTTAAAATAGGGAAAACCGTTGATATGAATACGGAGAAATGCACTGCCGCATTTGATGTGCTTGTCAGGAAACTTTCTGATACTGAGAATATAGCGAATGCTATAAATGCTGATAATATATAAAATGACAAATATATGAAACAAATGAATATTCCTGCTTTTAAGTATTATCTC